CGCTGGTATTCCCCCCCATAGAGAGCTTTCTTTTTTTCCGATCTCATCGCATATCGAAAAGCGTTTTTCTTCGCTTCGAGCTGGGCTTGATGGACTCCGCATCTAGTCTGTCCATCGGTTAGCCGCCCGCACTCTAGGCACGGTCGGGGGATCATTGATTTCGGCATTTTAGAGCTTCACTATCTCCCCGCCGTACGGCTTGTCTTTAGTAAGGGTAATAGTTGTTAGTCCCGCTAGGGCTTTCTCTCCCGTCGAGTGCGTGTACCAAGCGCTCCCGTTATCTAACGTCGAGGCTCCGACAGAGAATCTCGATTGGCCGTTAGCGAAAGATCCGCAGTCTCTTACGAGGACGTGATGGTAATGGCCGTGAAAGAGAATGGTAGCGGCCGCTAGTGGTTGGTCGCCCCAACCTTGTTTCGACCACCATTCGGGGATCTTGTTTATGTTCTTAGCGTGATGTCCGTGAGTGACTCCGAGAATATGATATCCATCTCCGAACACGTCATGAGCTAGAGATATTTCATGTTCTTCCGGCTCTAAGAATTTTATTTTCATTCCCGCCTCATTGGAGAGCTTAGCTAGTTGTCTTCCAATGAAGACTCCCCAATCGTCCGTCGGTTTTCCCGCTTTCTGTCTGCCTACCCTAAATTCACAATGATTCGATCCGACACTCATGTAAGTAATATCTTCGACCTTCGCGTGAAGTCCCTGTAAGGCTTCGAAAGCGAGAGTAATACTTAGGTCGACTTGATCCATGAGACTTAGTGAATTGCTTCGAAGTTGCAGATCGGGAAGATTATTGAATCCCTCGATCGTGTCTCCAAGATCCGCGAATACTATTTTCTCCGGCTTTACTTCATCCACTAAATCGAGGAGCTTCGTTTTCTTTTCTTCGATTCGGGCGAGAAATTCAGTTAGTCCACCATTTACGTCGACCGCTCCAGTCTGAAGATCGGACCAACCAATGATTAGAGCTTTCGACTGGGAGGTTTTGATTCTTTTCGTCTTTACAGTTTTTTTAGCCGCGGCCGTGGCGAGTGGAAGGTCATATTCGACCGTTTTAGTTTTGAAATGAAAACGATAAGACGTTAGCCATATGACCTCTCCGTCTTTCTGAGCCTGCCATCGCGAAGTCCTCATCGGTCCAATAACTTCCGTCTTTTCCGGATCATGTCCCGCATCTCGCAAGAACTGATCAAAATCCGGCTCTGACTCGAATCCCGGAGTGATCGCCACACCTTCCGATCCGTCGAACGTGACACCTGGACGGAAATCTCTAGGAGGCTCTATCTTGTCCGCAGGATGAAGATTCTCTAACATTCCCCACACCTTCCCGATCTATGTTTCTCTATCGCATATCTGGACAAGACTAAACCTCTACTATTCAAAGCGCTCGAAAGTCCATTAGCGCTCCATCTAGTCGAATCATTGACCGCATCGAATAAAATCTTTTTATCAGCGTCTTCTAGAGATTCGGCTACTGATTTTACTTGACACGGAAACCTAGTGACTTTCGGAGTGAGACCTTCGAGCATGAGTCGACCTAAAACGGAGCCTCGTCGTTTATTTGCTTAGCTTCAGGCCATACTCCTTCGAGATTTGCACTTTTCGCGCTCACTTCGGAATCGTCCCGAGTGATCTGCGGCTGATTGACGTGGATAGCGGCTTTCTGTCGTTTCTGACCCGAGACTCTGTCGTCCCACTCCTCCAGCCGAACGCTGAGAAGCCCTCGAATATTCAAAACGTCTCCCTCTTTGTAGCCCGCTAATTCTTCAGTCCAAATTGTAAAAGACTGTTTTTTCGGCTCTCCGTTTCGAGTGACGTATGTCGTCGAGCATGAGAAACCCTTTTGACCGATCATCCGATCAATACGCGCTGATTTTATTTGTACAGTTGCCATCTTTCTCTCCTTACTCCCTAATCCAATGTCTGGGATGTACACAATCCGAAAAGCCACAAGTTCGACCGCCCGGATTTATTGGTTTTCCGTATCCGTCTAACGGAGTTACCTGATCTCGATCGAAACGTCCATGATGGGGAATACACTTTCCTCCTCGAGCTGTATGAACCGTTTTCACCTCGACGGCTCGGCAACTCGAGCATAACGTCGGATCCTTCTTGAAATTTTGAGCCTCCCATTCAAAGCCGCATCGATCGCATATTGCCAACGTCATCAATATCGATTTTATCTTGATTTACCGCGGCTTGAATATTCGCATATCCCCGGAGTGTCGTTTTATCTTCTATGAGCGACCTCTGAATCCAATATCGATCTCCTTCGGCCTCTATTTTCCAATTCTGTTTCCTCCTCCGGTAAAAACGCTCCGATTTTAGACGGGTAAGGTCGATACCCAGCTCTTTCGCCCAATTTACTTCCACGGGATCCTCATCAAGAGGACATTCTGTCGATCTAACGCGACGGAACTATCATCGGCGTTACAGACCATTTCGATCGCATTATCTGAGAGAAACTCCATCGGAGCATTGGTCCACGTCGGAACGATTTGATATGGATAATTAGTCATTTCTCTTCCTTCCAAATAGGTTTCGGAGGTTCCAATCCTGCCACTCTAGCGACTTCTTCCGGATCTTCATGAGGTCCCCAATAATGAGATTTAGCAAGCTCAGAATAAAACTTCACCATTTCGTCTAGATTTTCCGGAGCTGGAACCGATTCCCCCTCTTTATATAGTTCTTTCTTATTTTCCTGAATTATCCGCTCTTCACGCCATCTCCTAACGATTTGCCTAATATGCTGAGGCTCTAAATACGACGAAGAAGTTCGAAAATGCTCAATTACGGCCATTTGACATTCATGTAGCTCCATATCCGAAAGAATTCTTCGCCACATTTCGATCGTCCCATCGTGAATTCGTCGATTATCGACCATTTTGATTCCGTTTAGAAGACGTTTCACTTCAGACGAGTTCATGACGGTCCTCGAGTAATGGCCAATCAATTCCCTCTCCGTGTACATATGTTCCCTCCCTATTTGGTTTCTTACTAATTGGTTTCTTACTAATGTTCTTCTTAAGTGTTCGATTTTCCGATGTCGGATTATCCGATGTCGGATTTTCCGATGTCGAATAATTAGATGTCGGAGTAACCGGATCAGATGTAATCCAAAGAGTCTCCGAAAAATTACCTACTTTATTTCGTCGTTGCTCTCTTCGAAGGTATCCAGCGACCTCAAGCTCTTCGATAGCGGTCCGAATACTGTGGATACCGCACCCGTTAGATTTAGCTAAAGAAGCTATATGAACGGACCAACCCTCCGAATGGGATAGTAACTGGGCTAATAACCCGATAGATTTGAGCGACAACCTCGGATCCCGGACCCAATCATTCGGAATCTTCGTATAACGATAGTCATTTCGCAAATTTGCCCTTTGAATAGGCATATGAACTCCTTTCCGGTAAAAAAATTAGCATACAGTAATCGGCGACACGCCGAAAAATCTTCGCTATCTAGAAAAAATGTAAATCTGGTCCCGTTTTCGGAATCCAATCGATGAGGAAATTATCGTCTAACGTGCCCCATAGATTCATCGTCTGATAGTACACGGGCTCGAAAGCGGGATTTTGACCGGGCCTAAGTTTCCAACCATTCAGACGAGCCACTTCCGCCACATTGAAATCGGACTCCATAAGAGAATTCAAAATAGAACATACGATAATAATGTTCGAAGGGACGTCCCGTATTTTAGATCCTCCCATTTGCCTTGAGAGTCTATGATGAGGAGAAATCGCTTCACGTTCTCCGCAGTGAATACACCCTTCATCTCTGTCGACAAATTTACGGAACGTCTTTTGATTCATAAGGCCACACTACAACCTCATAAATCGCTATTTCTGTCCGAGCCTTCTCTTTAGTAGTCAGAAATTTTCTCAGATTCAAGCCCACGACCTGAAAGTCATCGTCGAACGCTACTCCCTGAAGCGCATCTAAAACTAGTTTCGCCATATTATCGATATCTCTTCTTCGACGATTTCCATTGTAAAAATCGATCGAAATAACGACCTGATTTTCAAATCGAATATCTGTTTTAGCCCAATAGGTTTCGGCGACAATCGCTTCCGCTTCGATAGTTTCTTTTGGAGTGTACGTTCTACCTTTTACCACTCTCGGACGCTGTTTCGATTTCGGTTCTCCTCTCACGGAAACCCTAACCGTTTTCAGAGGAGGATTACCCTGAATTCGATTCGTCTCCCAATCCATCGATTTCCTTCCTATGAGTCGTATAACGCTCTATTTTCATCTCACCCATAACCGCGGACATTTCCATATAATCATTCATAAGTCTCATGAATTGGCTTAGAGACATATTGTCAAATTTCTTCCTATCCTCTCTATTCAAGCACCGACGAAGAAGTTTTCCGATCGCTACCACTTGGCTTATTCCAGTAGGTTTCTCGAGGATCGGTAAAAGATCTTTTATTGGAAGAGAATCGTAAAGGGGAAAATCGATAGCTGAAAATGGCGGGCGAGTCATGAAACGCCCCATTCCAATTTCACTAGCGCCGAAATAGAGCGCCCTATCTCCAATCTATCCCTGAGAGCCCTCATATGGCTTACAGCGGCCCGATGACGTTGCTCCGCTAGTTCGTACTCCAACACCATATCCGACGTCTCTAGCTCTGCCGTGTAGCGTCGTAAATCCATTGAGCCCTCAGTAGACAAGAATATTCGAGCAAATTCTTTTTTATATCTGGCTCGAAGCCGGACTACCTCTTCGTCAAGATCCCCAATCGCCTCCGTGGTTTCATCGATATCCCTCCCTATCTTGGAAAGAGTATCGACAACCTGAGCCGGAGTGAGATTACTCACTAAAGATCTTCGTCCCTGTCTTATGAACCCATTTGATAACTTGACCATATTTATCAGAGCTATCGTGAGAATCGTAGCGCTTATGAATATCTATCTCTTCCTTGATTCGCGACACTCTTTTCTGATTCTCCATTGCCATCGCTAAAAGATCTTCCTCTCTCTTACTCATTGAGAGCCTCCTTCTTCTTAGTAAAGACGCCCCGGACTGTTTCCGAGAATCCTTCTTTTACAGCTTCGTCAAATAGTTTAGTCAAAGTCTCCAAAGAATCCGCGTTTTCGACTCGCTGAAGAAATTCATCGGACACTTTCTTCGGAGCTACAACCTCGTAAGACTGGGAATCCGGATCGGGCTCATCCGTCGGAAGGCTGAAAGTTTGTAAGATAAACGTCCGAAAAGCTACAGACATGGCCTTAGCCGTAGCCTTATCGCCAGAGTCGAAAGCTTCCGCGTTGACTTCTCCCTCGATAGGATCGCCCTCTGTACCGTAAACACCGAATCGAACTTTCACTCGAGCGACATTCAAAGATCCGCCACGACTCGACGTCATCGACTCATAGACCACGTTCGAAGAAATCGGAACAATAAATCCATTATGTTTTCTCAAAGCTGGACCGATAGCGTTCACTACCGCATCGATACCCCGAAAATTGAATCGCTGATTTTCGTTCCTGTCCTTTTTCGCTACCGCTTGAACTTCTTTCATTACATTGATAATTACTTCTCTAGCTTGACTCACTAGAATCCCTCCCTCATGTTTTCCAAAAGCCTATCCGCCACCTCTGACAGATCGGCGATTATTTTCTCGTCTCTTTCAATAATTACCGTTTTCGGCTCTATCCAGCCGGGAACGAATCCAGCGACAGATTTAGCCCTGAGCATCCAAGCGAAGACACATTTCTCGGCACCTGTGACGTTTAGTTGCCATTGGACTTGTCGTCGATATTGGATTGGGATCGATTTTCCCCAATCCCTTCCGGTTGTTTTGATTTCCGAAATCAAATCATGATCAAGCGATAGTCCGTCCGGAGTTGCAAGATATCGAGGATTTTTCTCATGAGAAATAAGCCATTCATTCGGAAGAACTCCAAACTTAAGAAGGTCCAAGCCGATAGGTCCTTCCTGATCTCGTCCGAATCTCATGAAATCATTATCTGCGATTTCTCTAGGGAATCGAATTTCCTGAATAGTCTCCTCGAAGCCGGATAGAGTACTAGCCCGCGCTACCTGAGTGGCCGTAACTCCAAACTCTCGAGCCTTGAGCCATCCAGGAAAATCGATCGATTTATTTGCTTTGAATCTATCTATCGAAATCATTGAGAAACTTCTTCCTCCATAAGAATCTCGCTCATCCAAAGCCCCGCCGAAACCGTGTCATAAAAAATCCTTTGATCTTTATAGACAAGACCATTTTTATAGGTTTCTATGACCCATTCATCGCTCGACTGATAAATAGTAAAAGTTACCTCCGGAACGATCATCGGATTTCCGAAACTATCAATAACCTTTCTCATTCCGGATCCTCGTCTGAGATCTCTTCCGCAGTCCAAGCCGTAGCTCGAGCGAGAGTCTCCGCTAGAGCCCTAGCAGGTCCTAACTCAAGAATCAGATTCCCGTCATAATCTATTTCGAAAATCCCGTCTCGAGGAGTGACCTTTACCTGTCGTCCATCGATCTCCGCGTTATACATTTCTTCGACTCCCGAAAATGAACGGGACAGCTCCGAAAAGAGTGGCAACTATCCCGAGATATCCGAGCCACGATATCGGACCTTCCGGTCGACTAAGGCACTCGATGAAAATCAGAGAGAGCCCCATCCAAGCTATCGAAGAATATTTCATAAGAAAGACACCACCAAAACCGTTATGAGAACACCAAGCGCGAAACTCATTGGAATCATGGCAAATAACAGAGCCATATCCAGATTTCTCACTACCCAATAATTTTGAGCCCGGTATGTTTCTCTCCGGTGATTTTTTATCTTTCGAGGAGCTAAATTATATTCTTCATACTTACCAAGATCGATTCGATCCGGCTCCTCGATTACGTTTTCGATTTCTTTATCGCTGTAGTATCCCATTTTTTACCTTTCCTTTTTTTGTTCTTTATTTTGAAAATAGCATGATTTGAAAAAAAATAGATTATTTAGTTCCCTCCTTTTTCAACCATGCGTAAACGGTCCCCTTATCAACTCCAAGCTCTTTCGCAATATCGATCGCGTTGAATCCTTCCTCGATCGCCAGTGTAGAAATTGCCTTCATGCCTCTCGTATTGTAAGTAAGGTTTACGAGTATTTTTTTTCTGTCATGCTGAAGAGATCTCATTTGAGATCCCAGTGTTCCCGGAATCACCCGATTTTTCTTCGGCCGTCCCACTTTTTTTTCGTTGGTCATTTTATGGCTTTCCTTCCTTTGAATGAATCAGATCCCCGGCCGAAGCCGGGGATCTCTTTCCTTTTATTTGTCTGTCTTACTTGGATTCGAGGAGCAAATGTTGTACGTTATGCTCCCGGCATTTTGCTATCCAATACTTGGGACCGCTTTGTCCATCAACATACTGGAATAGCATGTCGAAGACTTCAGTTTCGCAGTCCTTGTGAATTTTGTAGTTCTCAATAGAATCGGCAGGTTGCCCCTGGGAAGCGAGCACCACTTCGAAAGGCCCTTCTCCGTTGTCGATCCAGTAGCCTGTGATATCTATGCGAGTGTCCATTTTATTTTCCTTTCCTATTTGGTAATACATTTAGATTAGTGCTCAACTGAAACTGTGTCAAGTCTATTTCTAAAAAAAATAAAACTTTGTTAAAAGGAGAGCGGTCCGGAGATTAGGAAAGGAAATTCCCCGGACCGCGAACCTACCTAGCTATAGTCCCTATTCTCTGCTATAGCCCTGTCTCTGTCTCTGTCTCTAATGGCCAAAATGTTTACTGGCACGAATCGCAGTATAACGCATCCATCGGATCATTCATAACACAATAGCCATCTACGACCGAAATATCTTCACTCATTTTCCCGCCTTCTTGTCATAGGTCAGAATCGAGGTAAGGAGCGACATTATGGCGGCCATGATAGACACACTCAAAACATTCAACCAATTTACGGAAAGAATCCCCATAGTATCCACTCCGATAACACTGATAGCCGCTTGGACGGCAGTCTTTAGAGCCCTCTCTCCCGAGAAACGCCAATAAGCTTTCCATTTATCCATCGATATAGTCCTCTTTCTTGTCAGAATGAAGCCGGACGTCCTCATAAGCCGAAGCCCCCGTATATACCGAAAGCGCGGCTCCCATAAGACCGGCAACGCTTAAGATTACAGTATCAAGAACCCCGCGATCGTCCGGACTCGCTACGATCCATCCAATCACTACCGCGCCGAAAACTAAAACGCTAAAAGTAGCGATTCTCCGATATTTCCACGACGGTTTCATGAGGTCACGATCGCAATCAAAGGACCCATGATCGCCGCTAGTAAAGCCGCGCCGCCGATGGCTTGCCATAGACGCATCTCAAGACGTCGGATTCGGACCTCATGATCCTCTATTTTTTCTTCGCTGTCTGGAAGAGCATTAGATATCTTTTCCAATAGTCTGCCTTGACGTTGAATTTCTGTATATAAATCCTTCATCGATATCCTGACCGAGACCGATTCCGTGTTATCGGCCATTAGCATTCTCCTTCTTTCTTCTCGAACCATTTAGATTCATTGAGAGATTTCTGAAGAGCTGTATATGTCATCCGTCCCCATCGACCATCGATTTTCCCGACCATATAACCGCATTTTTCGAGATATCGCTGGACCGCTTTCTTATCCTGAGTCGATAGGCGACCCGTCACGGGAGTTCCGACGAAGCTTTGAATCGCACTATATGTTAGGCGACCGGGACGTCCGTCTATTTTTGCCGCCTTATAGTGACCGCTCTGGTTAAGTTGTGTCTGCCAGACCCGCCACACGGCCGCAGTCATCCGGCCATTCACTACTAAAGCGTCCCCGCCACGACTCTTCTTAGTGAAATAAATCTCGGGATCTTTCTGAGTTCCCCATCTTCTCGACGTCCTACATTCGAAATGTAAATGGTCCCCGGTCGAAGAGCCGGTCGATCCCGAAAATCCTATATCGGCGAACGTGTCGACGCGCTGTCCTTTCCGAAGGTGGGTCCGATATTTGAGATGATAGTACGCCGTAAACAGACGGGGACCGTGTTCGATAATTACCGTATGGCCGCCACCTTTCGGAGCCCAGCCAATATGAACGACACGCCCGGGAGCTGGAGCCGTGATTTTGAAGCTCCCCGAAATGTCAATTCCCCGATGGAGAGCCCTCTTTTTATGGATAGGATGCCATCGGTAGCCGAAGGGCGACGTTACACGCCTATCGGAAGGGTAAGGACGCTCTAATTTCATCAGCTTGCACTCGGATATCGTATGATGCAGAGGCCTGACCCGCCTGATCCCGCCGCTCCATTTGAGCGATTACCGCCCCCTCCCGACCCGGTATTCGCCGCTCCATCGGTCGCCGCCGAAGACGTGTCTTGAGCTTGTCCTCCGCCCCCCGGAGCCCCTTCTACGGTCGTCGAGTTGGCATTGTTCCCGCCCCCGCCCCCGGCCGCAAAATAGTACGCTGTCGAGGACCCAATGGTCCGAGCGTCTCCGATAGTACTCCCGGCGACCGCAGTGGCTCCCGCGCCGATACTGTCTAACCTGATTCCGATTCCTCCCGAGCCAAGACGCCCGAAAAATTCTGAGGTCGAACTAGTATCGTGATCTCCCCCACCGGACGCGGAAAAATGTCCCGGGCTCCCCGCGCCCCCGCCTCCTCCGGCTCGCGAATTCCCAGCCCCTCCTCCTCCGTCGTGGCCTTGAGAGCCGATACCGTCATATAAGCCAAGTGGCCCGGAACTGTCCAAACAGGCTCCTCCATTTCCGCCCGCCGACGACGAGGACGCGCCTCCCCCTCCCGAGCCCCCGCCCGAATTTCCGGCGTCTGGGTTTTTGGCCCCGCCCGATCCGCCTTTCGCTGTCAGTCCGCCGAAGGTCGAATCAGCTCCGTCGACTCCGGTATTTGGGGAACTTCCCGGAGCCGTTCCTCCGGCCCCAATCACTACAGCATTAGCTCCAGCACTCACGGCGACGGTGGTATGCAAAACTCCTCCCGCACCCCCTCCGCCCCCGGAATTGACGCCCCTTCCGCCTGACGCTCCCCCTCCGATGAGGAGGACCTCGACGCGACCGGCACTTCCGGCCGTGAAAGTCCCGTCGGCAGTGAAAATGTGATACTTGAAACCGTTATTTACTCCCGAATGATTTCCTCCAGACCCGTCAAATCCGGAGCTAAAAGTCTCCCAAGAACTACTCCCGCGATAGGTAAGTGTCTCAGTCCCGGTAAGCCATGCGAATTGTCCCGCGACTGGGCTAGTGATCGCCGCGTCCCTTGCCGTAGCATCCGCGAAGACGAGTATCCCCTGAAGGAGAAACGAATTTACGTCCGAAGCTGTTAAGACTTCCCCGGCACTAAAATTTTTGAATCCACCTGAAGGCATTTAGAAATTCTCCCAACTACTACTAGATCTATATGTCAACGTTTCGGTCGAAGTTAGCCACGCGAACATTCCGACCGATGGGCTAGAGATCGCACTGTCCCGCGCCGAAGCGTCTGAAAAGACCATCACCATTTGATTTTGGATGTATCCCATCACGTCCGAAGCTGTTAAGACTTCCCCGGCACTAAAGGTCTTGAATCCTAATCCAGCCAATTTCTTCTCCTAAAACGCTAAAAAGTTATTATCAAGTTTACCGAAGGTCGCATCATCTAAAACTAGGAAAGTCTTATCGACTTCAGATACCCCTATTATCATATCGTGAGTCGTTCGTCCGATCTCATGATCTAGCCGTATAACTTGACCGAAAGAAACTATCGCACTTCCTACCGAGTTCGGAGTGAACGTAATTTTTATTATGCTTCCAAGTTCGAGCCCAAGGACGGAATTCTTTTGAGCGGTACTCAGATTATCTAGCGACAGCTCGACCGCTTGAAACCTATAAGCCGGATCCGCGTTTCTCTGAACATTCCAGTCCGCTAGGGATTGGGCTTCCGCGGTCGTAGATAAAAGAGTTGAAATAGTCTCAGAGATAATTCCGTAAGCTGTCCGGGACCTAGAATTTTGAGCGGTAACATTTCCGGGAATCGCTTCGACCGTGACCGTATTCAAAAGAAGCTCCGTGCCAAAATTCACGTTTACCCGTGAATAAGGAATCCCGGACCCGTCATCGGCGAAGGCTACCACTGAGCCGGACGTCGGAGTGAAGTCAAGTCTCGATCTAAATTGAATATCGCCATTCTTGTTTATGAATAGGGCTCCTTGCTCCGACGCCGTGACTTTCTGAAGATAATCGAGAGCGTCCCCGGAGATCGTGTCCGCTCCAAGATTCGAGACTCCCGTGTCAATGTTCCTCCGCGTAGACGGCCAATCGACCGAAGCTTGATCTAAGACAGCCGTCACTCTTTCTCCGGATTTCTGCGGAGTAGCCGTAACGGAAGTAGTCTGAGTTCGAGCTAGATTCGTAAACTCATCGACCGCTAAAATCTCAGCTCTCGACGCTCCCGCGGGAGTGTAACTGAAATTCCAATCCTCTATGATGCCAGTAAATACCCTAGCGCCATCTTTTGAAACTCTTATTTCTCGACGCGGAATAATATTTCCAAATAAAGGACTAGCGGTATGATTCGGATCAAATTTTCGATCCGAGTTTTCTAAGACTATATTCGACCGACCCGCGACGTGCCGATCCAGATCTCTATTTTTCCCTCGAGCTACCGACGTCGAAATCATAGATGAAGTTATGTCGACGAACTTAGTCCCTCCGAGAGTGTAAACAGTGTTATCCAATTTTCCCGCTATGGGATCGTCCAGAATGAAACCTTCGACCGCTCCGAGTTCGATAGTTGTGGTCATGCTATCTCAGTCCAATAGATCCATTTAGACGCTCATAATTTTTTAGTTGTCTGACGATCTCTTCTCCGACTCGAGCTTCATTCATGTTATTAGCGTTGACGTTTATGTGATAAGTCACTTGAGTTCCTCCCGGAGAAGGAATTGACCCTCCGAAAGTGTTTCGAGTCATTCGATCTAACATTCCCATATCTGCCATATTGCCCATCGGACGGAGACGGAATTGTTTTACGGGATCGAAATGTCTCGACGATACGTCACTCACTCCGCGGGTGTCTACTTGGGGGAATCTCATAGACCTATCGGCGAACATTGGGATTTTAGGATCTGGTAATCTTCCTATCTTTATTTCTTGCACTTCCAAGTCCAGACCTAACTCATTATTTAGATCGTTGAATCGTCGAATAATGTTATTTATGAACCTCTCTACCGAACCGATCATATTGTTTATCACGTTGACTAGGAACTTTTGAATATTGAAAAACACGGTCCGGAAAGATTCCGCGAAAGCGCTAAGTTTTTCCGCTGTCTCGTCTAACGAACCGCCGAAATTATGCAGGGCTACGGACATAACCGCGGCCAGAATAGCCGCTACAGTTTCGATGATAGGAATCAATAATTCAAGTAAGAAGATAAACGGAGGTAGAGCGATTTGAGTCAAGCTTAGGAATATCGAAAGTACGTTGACAAGCTCGGGTCCTACAGCTTCGAGAATATTGATCAAGGCCGGAACTAGAGTCTCGACTAAGGGAATCAGAGCTTCGGCCACGACCATCAAGGCGTCCGATAATGGCACTAATAGCGGCTCGATTAGTTCCCGGACGACCGGAAGGATATCGAAGAAGAGTGGAGCTAAGGCTTCCAATAAAGTCATAAATGGAGGAAGAATGGCGTTTACTATGTCCATCAAAATCAAGAAAAGATCGACGAAGACCGCCGTCAACGGAAGAATAGCGGTAGTGACTAGTTTCGGCATGGAATCGAGTAGTGGTTTCAAAGAATCGTCGACGTCTTTGAATAGATTTACGAATTCCGGCCCTTGATCTTCGATCGTTTCCCTCAAACCTTTCGCTAATGTCATAAGAGCGGGCTCGAAGTCTTGTCCTATCGAGAGACCTACGTCCGCGACCACTGATTTCAATAGGCTAAATTGGGCTATCAGAGTGTCGAGCTGTTTCTCTGCCACGTTTTCAGTAGTCCCGGCAGAGTCTCGGAGAGAGGCTTCGTATGTTTTGATCGCTTCGGAGGAACCGAGGACCGCTTGAATCGCGGCGACAGACTTATCGGCGAATCCTAGTTGGAGGAGTGTCGCCTTAGCTTGAGCGTCCGACATACCATCGAGAGCCGTCTCGATTTCAGCAATGATATCCCCGAGATTATTCATTTCTCCGGTCGAATCGAAGACCGCGATATTCATAGCGGCGAAAGCGGCGGAATTCTTGAGAGCTTTCGTCTGAAGATCTCTCATGACGATTCCGAATTTAGTTCCAGCATCCGCTCCCTTGATACCTTGATCGGCGAAGGCCGCTAAAACGGCCACACCTTCCTCGATATCTTTTCCGACTACCTTTAGCGCGGCTCCGGCTTTATTAGTGAGAGCTTCCGAGAATTGTTGGACCGTGGCGTTAGCTAGAGTATTAGCCTTTACGAGGACGTCTGAGACGCGAATCATGTTTTCCATGTTCTTTACCGCATCGTCCCGAATAGTGAGCCCTAGAGCGCTCTGAGCGTCTGTGAGAAGGTCCGTAGCTAGTGCCATGTCGAACATTCCGGCCTGAGCGAATTTCGCTACGGAAGGCATAGCCTTGACAGAGGAAGCGGCATCGAGTCCGGCACTAGCTAGGAAGAAGAAAGATTCGGCCGCTTGTTCATTCGAGAAGGTTGTCGCTTTAGCTACTTCACGCGCCGCATCCGCCATGTCTGTCCGCATGGAATCCGAGACGTTCCCCATGATCGCGATCGATTTATTTAGAGCCGCGTCAAATTTAGCGAACTCTCGAATCGATACCGCGGCAATAGCGCCGATCGATACCGTGGCCACTTTAGCCGTGGCCGTAGCCGCGGAAGCAAATTTACGAAGGGAGCTTTCGGCTTTCTTGAGGCCCCGCGGATCCGATTTATAGGTAACGGGTATCGTAATTTTATTTCTAGCCATTAGCTCGGGACCCGACCTTTCTTTAGATCTTTATTAGTATCGAAAATCCATCTTTGAATTATAGAGTCCGTCGCTTTCTTGAGCGCTGGCTGGACCTTGAGGAAGGCCCGGAAAGCTATACGTCCTCCCTTACCAGGTCCGACTAATGGCACTACCTGATCAAGCCGTCTAATAAGAGAAGGTCCTCTACGATCTGGAGAGCCGTCGAGTCGTGTTCTTTGATATTTATTTTTCGTCCCGGCTAGTTCCGTCATCATGAAACCGCCTTCTCCTCCATCGTTGGAGCCGACTTTGACGAGAAAAATAGAGTTTTTTCTACCGCCGAGAGCGGCCGAAGCTTTAGCGATCGGACGATTATATTTAGTTCGACCCTCATGAGAATCTAGCCCGCTAGGTAAACGGAGGAAAGCGTTATTCATCGAGAAATTCATCTCACTTAGGAAAGGCTTCGCGTTTCTCTGAAGTTCGGAAATTAGACGGCGGCGAAGAGAGGGATCTACCTTTTTTATCGTGACTAGCATTGTCTGAACGTCGTCGAACTTGAATTCGGGTACAGGTACGGCCATTTATAATCCTCCTCTGCTATTCTACCGCCGCCTACCTCCGCTACTCTTTTTACTCGCGTTAGCCTGAGCTTGATTCTTAAACTCAAGATACCTAGTTATCGACCATAATAACCGAGGAGGAAGATTCATAAGTTCGCTCGGGGAGATTCCAGTCTCACACGCTATCGTCGCGATTAGCCAGTGAGCGCTAGATTCCCCGAACGGAACTATTTTTTTTCGTCCCCCGCTTGCACCATTTCGACCGTATCGATCCACTTCTCGAATTCGAGATCTTTAGCGATCTCTCCCGTGCGACGTTCGATATTCCAAGCCAAGAAAAATAAATGAGTAAGTTTCATATTTTCTTGGAGCTTAGCGATACTTATGTCGAAGTGAGATTCGAAGGCTACGAAATCAGCGGCTTTAGCCGTGATCGTTTTTTCTTTTCCGTCTATATATGTAAGTAATAGGGTTAGATTCATAACCCTATCTAATCACAAATTTAGGAAGTTGCCCTAGTAACGTCTCCGTCGATTTCCCAAGTCAAGCTCTGAGTAGCCAGATCGCCGATCGAACTCGCGAACGGAGTTGTCTGTACGACTAAAGCTGAGAAGGAAAAGGTCGGATTCGTAGCTCCAACAGCGGCGCTAGTTGGCTTCATAACGATAGCGACACTAGTTCCTAAAGCGTTGAAAATTGTTTCGTCGATCCCACTAGCCGCGAAATCTTGATGAAAATCAAAGGTAACGGTTCCGTCTTTCAAACCCCCGATTTTTTTCCTCGAAGAATCCCCGAAAGATGTCACGTCTTGGCTCTCTACTGAAATGTCCAATGTGACCGCGGCGACACTAGAGGAAAAGTCCGTACCGCCAATAGAGACCGTATAGTCTTTAGCAATGAATTTGGCCAATTTTTTATCCTATCTTTCTTATTTGTAGACTTGGACCGTAAAGTCCGCCGCTAAATAAATTACCTCTCCCAATGATACCGTACCGATCGAATCGAGCTGTACTACGCGAGTATCCGCCGCCACTCCTCCGAGAGTAGGATCTGACTCGATAGCTTCCTTGATACCCCCGGCTCCTACGTCGGAATACTCATCCGCTCGACGCTGGGCGAAACGATCAGAGACTCGTCCAACTAAGACGGTCACTTGGAAATTGTAAAGTACCAGTCCATTTCCGGACGCTTGATCGTAGAGAATCGATTCGAGTCCGATGACGGCTTGAGGAGGGTTAGGATTATCAGGGATATCCACGGACGTCCGGAGCCCCGAGATGCTATTCAAATTACTAGCAATTCCCGATCTCATCGCTTGGATGGTCACGCGAATTTGACTTTCTTGAATGGCGCTATGAGCTGAGACACGTCCGGATCAAGTCTTGAAACTCTCAATACTCCGCTATCCCCGAAACCGGCTATACCGAAGGGAGCTTCCTGTCGCTTCCATATTCTCAGGGCATAGAGCGCGGTAGCGTACTCGATTTGGTCCGGTATGGCGGCGAATCCCCACGTCCCGGTCACTTGCACGGACGCTTTATTGTAATTGATATTCGAAGTATCAAAGATCGGGAAAAGAAAATTTCCAACCGCTCGGATTCGAGTGAATGGGTGTCCGGTTATTCCTCCGACCACGCCATTCAAAGGCTCTAGCTGGTAATCTGTGGCGCTGAAAGTAGTGTCAAAAGTTCCTCCATTAGCGGCCGTTTTCAAAGAAGTCAAAGATTGCAGATCGTCAATATCGACCGTAAACATATCGGTCGCTACGAAAGTTCGAGTCGCCGTCCCCACGTTATAGAAAACTCTTTCCGTGAAAGCGTCTATTTCCCGAGATGCTGTATTGATAGCCGTTTCTATTCCCGCATCGTCTACCGTGTCAGAATCGGGAATTCGTAGGTAGCTCTTCACCTTAGCGAGTGTCGTGTAACCGTTGGTAATTGTCATGAAAATCCTCCATATTCATTCTAGCGCTAACACGCGAAAGAGTTTTCATAAGGTAAAAAAAAGAAGACCCGCATCGCTTGGATGCGGGCCTCCCTCTTATCTCACCTAGTTAGGCTTGAATGAGATGTTTCACATGACTTCCATCTGTCAATTTGCCGTCGAAACGGTAAACGAAGCGGTAAGCGGTCTCGTCGGTGCTAAAGAAAGCGTCCGTCGAGGTTGCAACCTGAAGCCCCGTGGTTACGATTTTATACTGGTCCATCGCGCCAAAGAGGACTGTTTTTTTCCCAGTCGCAATGGCATCCATGGCCGCATTTTCTACGATCGGATAACCGAGAAGACGATCAGGTCCTCCCATTGTCTGGGGATCGTAAATGTAGTTTCCTGCTGTGTCCTTCAGCTTCCGGATAGCGGCTACCGTAGTTCCATCGGCCATGAACACCGGGTTCATTCTCCGAACTGCTGAATCGACCGAGTAGGCCAAATCAATCAATTCGTCCGCAGTTATAGCCGTGGCTGATGCCGCTGTGACACCTAGCTGAGTCTGAGGAACAATACCCTCTGGCTTGCTAGATCCGTCTCCAGTCGTGCAAAGGTCGTTTACGGTGAAACCGATCGCGTTTCCGGCTTGTTCCTGAATCACTGACTCGATCGAAAAACCAGCATCATCGATCAGCTCATTCGAGACCTTCACGATAAACGATGTTTTGAATGGAGTTAGCAACAAAGAGCCGAAAGTGGGCTCTGAGTCAGAAATTGACCCTCCCTCGGCCACAACGGCCGCAGTGCTGTAAGCGGTCATACGTGGGATCCTGAGATCCTGTCCGCTCTCGCGCTGTATCACGTCCGCTAGTTCGAGCATGGGTCCAGTGGCCCGAGCTTTCATGAAGACTTCCCCAAGAAAGTCGACGGGAACGGTGTCGGTTGCACTTGTCAACGTAGCGCGTGTCTCAGCGGTTGGCTGGAAAGTGTGGCTACGAATGTCGCCCCTAGAAAGAGCGCGGAAAATGTCTCCAGTTTCCAGTCTCTCCGATGGCTCGAAACCGCGTGCGGCCTCGGCTGTCTCTACCTTGCGGTCCTCTGCCCGCTGGGCTACCGAAATAGCTTCATCGGCTTTCGCGATGTCGGCTTCGATAGCGTTTACTTTTGCCAGCTCTTCGCCCTTAAGTCCCCGAGAGTCTTTCTCAGCGTCATCTATGATCTCTCTAACTTGAGAGATCAAGTTTGCCCGGACTTCGCGTTGAGCCTTGATAAACTCACTCATGTAAGTCTCCTTATTTTGTTTGGTATGGATTGCGGCCGTGATAACACTGAACCGTCTCTCGACCGCGTTGACGCTGTATCGATACATTCATTCTATCGCGATCGGCTATATCAGCTTCAGAATCTTCGAAATTTGAGACACGCCTGAAAACTTGAATTTGACATAGTTTTGGATGTGTGCTAAACTGAAATTTCCGACAGGAAAGGAAACTAAATAATGGCAACTAAGCAACAAGTCATAAGACTCCTCGAAAAACAGGGAGCTGTGTGGTCCGAGAAGAAGTTCCTCGACGAGTACGAGTTCGAGGCTATGCTTCCTGAGCCCTACGTCTGGGACGGGTCCGACGGGTCAGAGGTAGGCTACGGATCTTTCGCTCAAACCAGAATGAGCGGGGAAACGATGGCCGAATTCTGGGACTCCGTAATGACGATGATTGATTGGCCAGTCGTCAATCCAAATGCGGAGGAGGAAACACTTGAATTTCTACAGAAGTCGCTCGGAAGGCATCTTCATAATATATTCAAGTAACCTCACAAAGAGATCCCCGGCTTCGGCCGGGGATTTTCTTTTGAAACTTTTTTTGAAATAGAGTTGACCTAGTTTCAGATGTGTGCTAAACTGAAATTATCACTAGGAAAGGAAAATCATGAACAAGATCGAAGCAATACAGGAACTTAGCAAACTTGATCGCGCCCGGATTGAAAAATTGAAAGAGGCTGATTTCTGGGCGAACGAATACCGTCTCGCGGGAAGTGCGAGTAAGTACGTCCGAGCTTCGGAGAAACCGACGATCGCACGCCGCTATAACAAGGCTAACGCTGATGAACAAGCTATCTGGGCTCAGATGGTGGACCTCATGGATAGCTATGGTATCGGGCCTAAGGATCTACTGGAGCTTGATCAAAGACAGCCGTCACTCTAGACATAAAAGGAAAAAGATCCCCGGCTTCGGCCGGGGATTTTCTTTTGGAACTTTTTTTGAAATAGAGTTGACATAGTTTCGGTAGCTTGCTAAACTGAAACTATTATCAAACAGGAAAGGAAAATCATGAACAAGAAAAACACTGAGACTGTAACAACAGGAAAGCTCCAAGCCGGAGACGTTATTCAGAAGTACGACCGCAACACCAAGTCGTTCTACTACCTCACGGTTCAGTTTGTGAAAGAGTTCAAGATCGGCTCAACGAAGAAGTGGAGAGTCTCGCTCTACGAGTGGGACACGATCGGCTTCGTAAACGGTGCTACCGCTCGCTTCAACCGAGTGACTGACTAAAGATATCAACAACCAAAAAGGAAAGGAAAATCAAAATGCCAAATTGGATGAACAACACTCTATCGGTATCAGGTACTGAAGAGGACGTAAAAATCTTCATTGCCAAAGCCAATGAAGAACCCAGCGGAAACTCGGGTATCCTGTCTTTCGCTAATTTCGTAAAACCGGAATCCGAGCTAACCGCGGAAGAGGTATGGGGATGCAAGTGGGACGCGAGTAGCGTGGCCGT